GCTAAATTTAAGATATGATGATATAGTTGATCTCCTCGTTGAGCTAATACATTGTCAAGAAACATCTTGCGTTCCTTATCTTGGCAGTACCAAGAGAATTGACACGTGCTTTTAGTCTTTTGTGTAACTACCTCGCATATAGAAGATGGGAATTCTTGGTTCCTAGTTCTATTAATAGTTACAAATGCTACTGCAATCTTACCAATGTCTGGTTCGTGTGCAGATTCGAAATAAATGTTTTCAGCTAAACACCTAATCTCTTTTTGAGTACTTGGTGTAAATGAATTGAATGTAACTTGTAAGTCAGACGGTTTAGAATGTGATATCGCGTATATGTATGCGGTAAATATCGTCACTAATGCTATAGCAGTTATAGCAATAATTTTTTTGTGCATGGTATTGTCTCCTAAAATAGAAGAGAGGCGCGAACGCCTCTCAAATCCCTATCAGGTGGACTTTTTAGTGATAGTCTTTACAGAGTCTTGAGGGATGTTTGATACAAAACCGTTTAGTAATTGCGCTTTAGCAATTATATCGGCTTCGCTTGGATACGACGGGAATCCTGGATGTTCTGGGATTGTACCGCCATTTAATTTAGCAGATTCGACTTTTACTTGCCAGTCGTTGCTAATTTGCTCGCGCTTACCATAATACTCATCATTAAGCATGTCCTTTGCCATTTTCAATAGCTCAAGACGAATTTCAAATGGTGTCATATTTGACATAGTTTTCTCCTTTGTGTTGTGTGTAAAATGATGGTTTTATTGGGATCCATCAACCCATTATTATTTATTACTTCTTAGTTTCAACTTTCTTTTCTTCCTTCTTTTCTTCCTTCTTAGCCTCTACTTTAGCTGGTGCAGCACTTGCTGCAGGAGCAGCAGCTTTTGCAGGAGCCGGAGCAGCAGCTTTTGCAGGAGCCGGAGTTTTTGCTGGTTCAGCAGCAAAAGAAGAAGCGGCAAACATAGCGATAACGATACTGATTAGTGATTTCATGATAATACCTTTAATGAAAATTTAAGATTAAACAAACTAAACTTTATCAGATTCGTCACTTACGTTTTAGTCCAAGTTACATGTGGTAACGGGTGCTATCGTTAAGTAAGACTAACTAAAAATAGGTTATTCTGTTACGAGGAAACCTATCGAAACCCTAAGCAGTGTTTAGGCTGCTAATGCGAACTGTGAGTCGTTTGCGTTTACTTTTTTTGCTTGATTAAAGGTCATCGCCTACCGTGCTGTCCACTTGTTTACTTGTTGCCCTGTCGAAACTATGCAGGCCCATCAAAAGAAAACTGAATTCAGACTCAATGTTCTGACCGTATGCTTACGCCGTGACGCACGTTGTACACCGTGTCAATTTTCTTTTGGTGGACCTGGGGGGATTCGCACCCCCGTCCAAGACACTTTTCTCTTTGCTTCATACAGCAATATGGTTTATTATATATCATTGATGATTATTGTGGAAATTAAATTTATCAATTTCCCTTGAGCTTAAAGTACTCTTCACGTAACTCGAGAAATTTTCCAATCCAATCATCGCGCTTCTCGATAAACACTGAAGCTTCTGGTTGTTCATCTACTGTCATAAGGATAACCAGTCTATCAACAGGAATCCCAGTACGCTCCTCGAACATCACCGCATACGCAGATGTTTGCATGAAATACCCATGAATATCTTTTCGCGTCTTAGCTCTCTTTGAAGTCTTAAAATCAATGACAGACATCCTTCCATCGTATTCTGCAATACAATCTACAGTTCCGGCGACTCTTAGGTGATCTGAATATAGTTGAGTTTCAAGACAGTGTACATTATCTATTCTGCGCAACTCAGGTACAATTGAATTCCACGTTTCGACCTCAAACATGTCGCAGTTGACGTCTTTGTTATTGAGGAAGTCTTCGCAGAGTGAGTGGACTCTTGTTCCTCGCTTTGTTGCTTTGGCGGAGACTCGGTTTGCTTCTTCCTCTCCGACTCGCTTTCGCCATGCGAAGATTGCTTCCTTTCCGTGCAATCCTGTGACGGACGTGACGGAAGGGTAGGCTTTACCGTTTGGTGTTTGGTAGACTCTACCCTTGTCGGAATCAATACGCTTGAGTTTAGCGATATCATGATGTATATGTGTTATCATTCAACGTTGTCTTCATATTTCAATTTTGCAAGGATGTAATCCTTAACTAGGGAACTGCGGACAATATCGTCTACAGTGAATTCAATTTTCGTAAATGCATGCATGTGATATGCGATATCAAAGAATTTTAAGATACCACTTACATCATTCTTCTTTTTATTTAGATCAGTCTGACGATAATCACCACACCAAATAATTTTAGAACGATAGCCAACACGAGTCATAACAGTATCGATCTCTTCGAATGTCATGTTTTGCATTTCATCTACGATAATGATAGCGTCGTCAAACGACATACCGCGAATGAATGATGTAGAGATAAACTCTATATGGTGCTGTTCCTCTAATCTATCCCATGCGTCTCTTCGACCGAAGAGTGTTTCACATATCTGACGATATGGTTGTTGATAGATTTCCATTTTCTCATCGACATCGCCAGGAAGATGTCCAATTTCACGAGATTGTACAGCGGAACGAACAATGATTATTTTATTGAAGGGATTCGATTTATCGAGTACTTCTTCAATTGCTTTATAAAGTGCGCAGAATGTTTTACCAGTTCCTGCTACTCCATGAAGGGCTACGAAATAATCACCTCTTTTATAAGCATTAAAAAATAATTTTTGATTATCAGTAAGAGGTTGGAAAGTTTTAAGATCGTCTATTCTTATCCTAAGAGAATTAGTAGATTTAATTGGTCTTTCACCTTGTTCATTATCAACTATTTTCAGAGCCGTTTTCTTAGTAGCCATGCTTTCTCCGGTTAGTTGTTAAATTGCATTCATTTTCTTCAAGTCGCTTCCTGGTGTCCTTTGATGTATTTTTTGTAAAACATCTTTGAATCCTGAGTCACGACCACGACCCAGCCTCACCGAATCGCCTATTGAAGGCGCGGTGATGACAGATTCAAGATGGGGATTTTGTTTTAGATATTCTTCTCGAGCAGAGATTGACATTATCTGATCAAATTGCTCAAGAGTGTCTTTGTTACGGAAGGTGTAAGTGGGCATTCTTAGATTCATAAAGAGGCATTGATATAAAACGATCCCTCTTATCATCACGTAGGATGTAACAGGCATCTCCATATAAGGTATTTATACCATCGGCAAACCACGTAGGCATTGGAGAGTTAGTCCAACGAGACATTTTTACTTTGTCATTAAGATAGTAATTGCGATAAGATGTAATTGAATCGCCTGGAACTTTGTAATCTTCCGGCATTGCGGGAGTAGGTTCAGTGAATTCGCCGTCTGGAATATTATAAGGCGTAATTACTGATAGAGTATCGAGCAACAAATCGCGTTCAACCTTGTGAACTTTATTGTAGCGATATGTGTATTCCTTGCAGCATTCATCAAGAAGTTTAGTAAGCCAAACGTAATTTGCTTTTGACTTTCTTACCCATACTGCCGAAGGATGATTGATATGAGTAGCCTTATACAATGTATAATCACGGCTATCACCTAGTGTCCAGAATTTCTTTTTTCTTCCTGAATCAGAAAGACCAATGAGTTCTACACCGTCAAGAACACGATGAGCAGTAGAAAGTAATTGAGCATATTCAAGAATCATTTTTACGACATGTTTGTCGTTGTGCATTTTAGCGCACAGTTCAGGATCATTGTCTAAATAGAAGATGTTCATTTTTCTTCCTCAATTTTAATTCGTGGAATTTTTACCCAAGTATCATTTTTACGATCTAATCGCTGAAGTTCAACTCGTGTAATCTTTCCATTCTTGGTATATTCTACTACACGTAGGTCTTTTAGTACATCTTCAAACGTATAATTTTGGCTAGAGCCGCTCAATATGTTTGAAGATGTTATGCCAATGCTGGCATACTTGCCGGCCGGCATAGTAATGGTAGAAGAATCTACAGTATATTGATGTTCAGGAGAAGTTTCAAGTACTTTATTGTCCACCATTCCACTCCAACGCAAGACGTGATAGTTCTTTAATAGTGGCATCTACATCATGATGTAGAATTGCAGTTCCGCCTGCAGCACGATATTTTTCTACAACATGCTCAGTATCATCAATTAAGATATTCCAAGGTGAAGCAAACTCAGCTTTCTTAGATCCGCCAGGAACTATGTTAGCTTTGTACATAATACCATTATTGCGAAGCCAAGCATTCTTTTGTGCAGTCACGCACTCATGATGTTTTTGACCACCTGACGATGATAAGATCTCAACTGGAACTCCAAGTTCGTGTATGAACTGTAGAAGCTTGTCAGCATTCGGCATTTTAGGCTGTTTTACAAAGTTACCACTAGTAACATAGATATCCCAATTCTTCCAAAATTCTTTCTGACGTCGTTGAACGTCAGAAGGTCTTTGCCCAAATAGAGATTCGTATTGCGCGGTAAAGTCGGCTATAACGCCGTCCATGTCAAGATATATTTTCATATTATAATTATATCACTACTATGAATTATCGTACAGGCTTATTTCTTTCTGTATCAAAATAATATTCAGAGTGTTCAAATCCCTGTTCAGTAGACCAATCTTCAGTTTCTTCTGGTTGCCCAGTCCAATCGGGAAATTGCTCATCAACTAATTCAAGATGACCATCGAAGTAGAAACCGCATCCTCTTAGAAATGTTTCAAACTTCTCTAACATTTGAGGCAGAGTAATATCACCTTCAAATTCAATTGTCACAGTTTCCTTTGGAGCAGAAGTATGCATTCCGCTATAACCCGGATATTCTTGCTTAAGTGTATATTTTGTCATTTTACAATATCTCCATTTTCATCGATTTTAGTAACGAATTTACTTACTTTAAGTTCATCTTCCCAGCTTTTTAGATAGTCATTATCTTCATTAAAAACTCGAAGGTATTCTTCTCTATCAATTACTCGATGAGATACAATTTGTTCACCGAGGTGTTCCTGAGAAAACTCTTCAGCCTCGTTACATGTGACAGTATCGAGCGCCCATTCTTTACAACCCTTTGGTACTTCTACAACATAGCGCATGCGAAATGTAGAAACACACTCAACCATTACAAGTTCTTTTTCCATTTCTTTCTTTCTTAACGTCCAAGTGCCATCTTCATTGTCAATCCATTCGACAATATCACCAATTTTCCATCCAAGGTCATCAAAAATTTTATCACCGAGTGGAAGAATCAGCTCACCATTTTCATCTTCTTCAATAGTAACTATAGTCATTTAGTTTGCTCCGCTAACAGTTTATAACCTTTTCCAGTTGGATGTATGCCATCTGAACTCATGTGATTCATAGGCCTAGACAATATGGTATCTCCATACTCAGCTGCAATTTTTGACATTGCTTCATGAGGAATAGGCTTACGATCTTTTCCAGGATCAATCCAAAAGACACGTTTACCTTTTATAGATTCACGCATCTTTCTAAGTTCCTTTTCCGTTTTAACACCTTTATGATCATTAGCTCCAAGACTAATGATAATAGTTTCACGATAGTTGGCAGCAGCTTCAGAAAGATAATCCTTATTCCACTGCCAACTATTCCAACCGCCTTTAGCGTATGCTACGCACTCTTTACGTTGCATAGCTACACCAACTGCGATACTATCGCCGATAATCATACAATCAATCATACTTCAATATACTTTAATTCAAAGTGATCAGCGCGATCTTCGTAGTTAATATAGCCACGAGGATTGCAGACGATGCGAGTAGATCCAAGCATATAATCAAAATCTTCATGAGTGTGACCGTGAGTCCACAATTTGATTTGCGGATGATCAAGGATAAACTCTGATAGATCTGAAGAGTAACCACCATTCATAATTGCTTCCTTAGCATATCGAGGATGAGTGGATAATTTGCTTGGAGAGTGATGTCCAGCTACAACAAACTTTTTATCGTGCTTTCCTTCTACAACCGTACGGATATATTCAACAGTATACTTAAAATCTTCTACTGCATCTTCAGGAGAGAATGATGCATCACGAGTTCTGAACTCAGCCTGTGTCATTGCACGACCATCTTCACCTTTGCGCACACTTCCATTCTCGTCTAGTAGAGGAACATAAGTCTTGTATGAAACTTGACGACTTGAATTATCAACACATCGGAAATCGTTCATCATACGTGTCATGGAGTGTAGAGTGATAGGATCTTCCTTGTTCATGTCAGTCCAAAGAGTTCCACCAATGAAAGTTACATCATCGATAACTTTGCATTCTTTATCAAGAAGATAAACGTTACTGAGCATGTTAGATTCTAACATGGACTTGAGTTTAATCGCTGTTTTCGGAAAGTCACCATGATAGTGCTCGTGATTGCCCATCACATAGATAACATGGGGAAATTGAAAAGAACAACGCTTAAAGAAGTCGGCAATACGATTGCTACGACCGCCTTCCATAATGTTGTAACGATCTGGTTTGCCAATGTCACTAGCAACACAGATGTCACCACTGAGAATCAGCACATCGACGTTCTCAGTGTTTTGTAAATTGATGTCGCCGAATTCAAGATGAATATCGGACGCTAATGCTATTTTCATAGTAATCTCCTATAATTAATTATATCATAGTCATGAATATTTGTACAATGATTATTGAATTCTAATCTTAGTTAGAAGAATTCGAATTTGATCTTGAAGCTCTGGATTTGATCCATGAAACTTCAAATGAAGGAGTTTCTCAATGAGAGCTCCTCTAATTATTTTTGCTTCTTCAGGCGTCATTAGTCCCACAGCCCCTGATAGTATTTTCCAAACAAACGGAAACCATTTGCAATACGATTCTCAACTAATTGCATACCATCGTAGTCGCATTCGTAAGTATCGTTTGGGCCTCGCTTCATTTGGAAATATTTGTGATCGCCTTTAGGAACTTCATTTCCATCAGCATCTACTGGAACCCATAACATATCATGTTCACCTTTACGGTAAGCATCTTCCCAATCACGATTAAGTTTGTGCTCGAAGGCAAAAATCATTTCGTCAATGACCCAATCCCAGCGCTTGAACCAATTTTCATCAGTATCCCACTCATTTTCTTTTGCAGGAGCGCTTGTAGACTTCAATTCTTCAGGCACGTCCTCATCATCGACGCTTGGAGAACCGTGTTTGTCATTTTTAAGCTGTTTGAGCATCGGAAGAATGATAAGACCAAGGGTACTATCCATATTCCATGTGTCGTAACGGTCAATTTTCACAAATTTGATCTCGGGATGCACAAAATCGAGGAATTTTCCCCATGCTCTGCAAAAAGGTAGCAGACGATCAGACCATTTTTCAATCATGGGCTCATCGTAGTCAATTTCGCGCCAAAAAATCACTTTTTCAAGGATAGTGTAGGGCGAAAGCCAATGGTTTCTATAGTTTGTGAAGTAAATCTTCATTATTTCATCCTTTTTATAGCATTCTAATCAAACCAATAGTATCTATTGTTGTTAGCAATAGATAGTTAGCCAGCATGCCAAAAGATTTCCTAGTCCAACTAGCCCAAGCATACATGGCACAACCAGCAATCCAAATAGGGTAAAGAGCAAGAAGCGGAGGCGTGGGGACTGTGAGTGCCATAGTAATACTACAACCAATACTGATAGCCCAAGCAACAAGCTCAACAACAAAGCGAATTCTGTTAGACTTAAAATCATCACGTATCCATTCTAATGTAGGTCTAAAGAGTTCAATCATTACTCTGCAATTCTTAAAATTCTTATGTTATCGTCTGGTACTAGAAATGCTCTAATCCGAACGGTAGTACTACCTTGAATAGGATCCAGATGTCGAGTAAATTCTATTAGTCGCTTTTCAAGCAGCGCTTTCGCTAGTTGAGATGCAAGTGACATCTTGAACGCATCAGTATTATATACCGACATCATTTCAAGTTCACTTATAGTAATAGTGCCCACGACCATCTTACCTCCGATGGCGTGGTCTTGTACTTTTATCTCCACGTTCTATGTCTCTCGGCAACCCACTCGCTGCCATCATATTCCTCAATGTACCAGTTCACATCTTCAGGAATCTCTACGATACAAAGTTCGGCGCTATCGCCATTGGCTTCTTCACCTAGCTTCTCGACAATCTCGATTAAAAGAGGGTCGTCACGGCAGAGATCGCGGTCGTTAAAGTCAGAGTAGTAACCCCACTTATTCCATTCGCCAGGATTGATGTTCTTCGCGAAGCAGTACATGTCTTGAGCCTTTTGTGAAAGACCGAATCCGCCAAAGCACGAGTTAATAACGATTTTTTTCATACTGCTCCTCCGTAATATTTAATGATCTTTTTAAGACAGTAGATCAGCTGGTGATTTTTAGCAACGTCTTCCTCGTGAAGATACTGACCGTCCTCGATATGAGCACGAAGTTCTTCCTTGAGATAACCATAGTGATCCTCAAGACTAAGCCGCGTGATGTTCTCAGCGGTGTCCATATCAATTTCTAGTTTTCGTGTCATAATCTATTATACTCTAAGTACGATTATTTCATCATCAATGCATTGAAGTTAGCAGGGACAACGATGGTTTGCACCTTGCCAGTCTTAATACCTTCGGAGATATTAATCATTGCTTGAGCTTGCATGTAGGCGATACTTTGAGCACCTTGATTACTCAATGCCTGCATACGTTCTGCTTCCATCTTAGCAGTCTTAACTTCAACTTCCTTTTGCTTCAATTCGTTCTTAGCCTTAACTAATTCGTTAGCTGATGCCACAACTGAATCAGCTGGTACGATATTACGAATCAATACTTGACCAATAACCAAACTGCCATCTAGCTTTTCATCAGCCAAACTCTTTTGGATTTGTTCTTTAATTGCTTGTTCCATTGACTGACGTGCATCGGCCATGTCTAGGGCTTCGTACTTACGTGCTTCCTTGTAGATAGCATTACGAGTAGTTTGAACAATGTAGTTGTACATCAGATAGATATCACCATTGTGTCGAGCATGGAATGCCTGACTCTTTTGGCTATACAGTTCTGCAACCTGCGACTGATTGATGTTATAGATAACCACAGCATCAAAGTCCTTCATGGTACTATTGTCCTTAGCAACTGGAGTCATGTCGTCCAGCTTGACATTAACATCTTTAATTGGGAATGTAAGCACATCACCAATTAGAACTTGATTGAACGAGCCAGGAAGCAGTTCACCGCTTTGAACTTGTTTATCAAATCCAACTCGAACACCAACCTCACCAGTTTCGATACGAGTGCAAGCGGAAGTCAGAGCAACTGCGCCAGCGATAAGAGACAGCTTAAAAATACGATTCATGATAATCCTTAAAATAAAACAACGATTGCAAACATAATGGCTACAGTCACCATTGAGATAATTATACTACAGAAAAGAATTTTTGTAAACTCCCATTTTTCTTGTTTAGTCAATACCTTCCAAAGAAGCTGGGCAAAGACTAAGAAGGAAAAGACAAATGCGAATACGGAAATTGCTCTGATCATTTCTCAACTCCAGACTGTTTTAACACCAACTTAAATTCAATCTCCGGTATGCCAACTGGATGCTCTACTTTTTCTTTGACAAGTTGGTGTCGACCTTCGGTATTCGTTCTACCAAGCAACACACCATTATAATACACTTCCCACTCATATCTATTTTCATCAATCATTCTTCAACTCCGGAATGTTCCAAGGACCAGAGGACATGTCTTCAATAGCCTTATCAGCAAGTTCTAGAATTCGTTCGTTCATTATTTTAATTTACTCATAAGCTTAGCAAGCATTTCCATAGCCTTTTCCGTTTGCTCTGTCTGATGCTTCAGTCTATCTTCTAAAAATTTAATGTATTCATCTTTACCCATAGAATAATTCCTAACTTTAACAAACTCTTCATATTTCTCTTGAGTGCCAATACTATATTCACCATCTCCGGCATGTAGATCGGCACCTGCTTTAATGTTCTCGTTCATGTCATACTTCCAATTAGAATCAACATACCTATTAGCCCAATACAAAAGAGAAATTTAGTTTCGTTCATAGGTCTATTATATCAGGAAAGGTATTTCTTGTGAAATTTCCCGCGGGATATTTTTTCAAAAGTGTCAAAACGGTTTCACAGTTGAAATTCCTTGCGGATCTTATCTACACAGTAGTGTCCATCCAGACCTTGATCTCCTAGATCCTCACAGATCGACATCACTTTACTTAACAGGAGTTCGGCGAAAATTTCATCCCTTATATCATGCCAATGACCTTGCCGATGATACTCACCTGGCATCTGGATCTTCTCATCGGCAAGGTCATCGGCGCGTTCGGCAAGGTCTTTAGTTAACTGATTCACGGGTTAACTCCTGTTCTACGAGCTTATGGCAAAGGTTTATAGTAAGCATAGAGATAGTATAGGCAAAACTCTTTTCTTGACCTGAGTATTGCTCGATCATATTCTGTAGATCCTCGAAGGACTCGGGAGTAGCAAAGAGAGATGACTTGAAGAGTGGATTATTCATATAGGATAACATTCCGATTACGTTCCGTTTTAAGTTGAAAATTTCTGGCGGGATTTTTTTACCACAGTGTCAAATCAAATCAAATTCCGTTTTGATCAGAAAAACTATGGAAGGACGCTATAGGCCCAGTAGCAGGAGCGGCCACTGTATTTTTTAATACTGACCATTGCAAGTACCGGGGGCTAGTCTAAGTACTCGGTGTGAGCATCGCTGTCGAGATAGTCATCGTCGTAGCCACCACGCCAGGACTGCTCGTCCATGTACTTGGCTACGTTATAGACCCACTGCAGAGCATCAGCATGTGGTAGCCTATACTCGATTGCGATCTCTCGAGCGATCAGATCGTAGTCACCAGTCTCGTACAGGCGATCCTCGATCTGAGCGTGAAGTTCACTCATCTTACTCATGATTACTTACCTTTCGTGCCATAGGCTTGCTTGTTCTTGGCGCCCTTCGGACGACCACGGCCACGCTTAGGAGCATCGAAGACTTTGGCCTCGATGTTCATCTCAGCTAGCTTGCCGGAGTATGCCTCGGCTGCCTTATGTACCAGACCGCGGGGGGTAATGGTAACCACGCCACCAGTGGCTTTAGAGATGTAGGTGGATCCGACTTTGAGTACTTGCATGATATATCCTTTGTATAGACAGGGGGTGGTCTGGAGACCGGGGGTGGTAGCAACCAGTGGTTAGTTGCAGAGGATGTAGGTAGCCATGCCTTTCCAGTTTTTGTTACCAGAGGCACGGATCTTAGTGACCGAGATCAGAGTGCGGAGGCTGATTTCCTTAGCATCTTCCTTGAGGGCAGTGATCAGTTCCAGAGCATCCTTCTTCTGGTCGGCGGTGAATTCAGGCAGGAATTCGTCAGATTGAGCGATGACTTCCATACGCTGAATCTTCTGGTCTTCGGTCATGGTCAGGTCAACCATCATGCTACGTGAGCGGATGGCTTGATCGATTTTGTCCTGAGACAAGTTGCTGATGAAGATTACACGACCTTTGAATTCGAAGCTACGGGGCAGATCGTCATCCTTACC